GCATCAGCCCCGGCCACGTTGCGCTTGTGGTACACAGTGCTCTTCATAAAGCCGGTGTCCACGTGGGCAAAGTTGTGCATATCCTGGTCAAGTTGTTTCGTGATCTCCTCAGTGTTGCCCACGCGCTGACTGACTTTGACCAGGGCCCTGTGTACCTTGTCCGCGCCGATGACCTGGACATCACGAGCCACTCTGGTACTCCAGTACCAGGAAGTAGTATGCGTCCATTGACCCCTGCGCTGGCCAGTCGTGAACCGCCTTTACGGCAAAGGTCGTTCCATCCGACACGAGATAGTCTCCCGCTGCAAAGGCGGTGTATTTGGTGAAGCACTGGCGCATCAGGAAAAGCTTGTCCGTTGGGTACTGCTGAGAGTACCCTTTATCCAGCGGATCAATGGGAGAGATTGATATGTCAGTCGCGACGGTCGCCAGAGATGCGCCAGTCGGGTTGTTCTTGTGCGTGCAGGTCTCAGTTAGAACGTTTTCCATCAGTCGTCATCGCTCCCGGTATAGTGCTCTGCGAACTCGTAGGTAATGACGCCGGTCTCCAGGGCCACAGCGCCATAGCCGTATATGTTCTCAAGGCGTTTTTGCACCATCTCAAGGCGCTTCTGGACTTGCGCTGCAAGCTGGCTCAGCTTTTCAGAGCGTGGGCCAACCGTCGTATCTACGTCATCGAGATTGCCCAGGATGTTCGCCAACGTGCGATACTCTGCCAGGTCAACCACTTCGTCAATATCGTCTTCCGCGTCCCCAACCTCAGAGGAGGTGGGACTCGTGATGTCAGCGGTTGTATAGCCCGCTTCCCTTAAACCAAAGCCGATAGGATAGGCCAAATCGTCATTTGTGCCGTCGACGGTCGAACCATCCATACCGGCCTTGGTCAGGAGGGGACCAACGCGATGAACGAGTACGTTCTCTACGTTTGCTCGCGTGACTGCCATTAGTCTGTCTCTGCGTAGTTGTTCCCGGAACAGTAAAGCCCCAGGGCCGCCAGAGCCGCGTAGTTTACGTCGAAGGTCGAAGTCCCCACAGCGGTCTCAAACCAGTTGTCGGCGATGAGTCCTGTAGCAGCGTTGCTATTTGAGTCGAGCATCTTGCCATCTTCCACCACATTGCCCTTATAGATGCAATGCGGCCCACCGCCAGCGAACGCGCCGTGGGTGATCGCGTAGGTGCAATCTCGGAACCGGCAATTCCTGATTTCGAGGTTTTGTGTAGCCCCTTGAACATAGATGCCGGTCGTGAAGTCAGATCCGACACCTTCAAAGTAGCATTCCTCAATCAAGCAATCTGAGGTTCCCTCAATGGCAATCCCTTTGCTGTTGTCGAGGTTCCATTTCGGGAATCGGCATTTGTGGATATGCACGCCGAAGGGCAACGCTGTGCCCTCGCCACCGATAAGCATAGCAGCGCCAGAGTAGAACGTTGTCCCGGCATCACGAGAAACAAACGCCATTCCGCTTATGGTGCAACGTTCTGTGATCGTAGCAACCGGGCCATCAGTGAAGGTGGAGGCCGCGTACATCGAAAAGTACTCGCCCTTTGCGCCAGGCGCAAGGCCAGCCGTACAGGCAATCACGGTCACTCCTGCGACATTGAAGTCGCAGGTTTCCGTGACTTCCTCTCCACCCGGAAAGCGGATGATAACGTCGTTTCGACCAGAAGTGCACAATGCTAGTGCTGCCGCCATTGTATTTACTGGAGCATCACGAGAGCCAACATTGCCAGCCGCTCCATTCGTCGGGTCACAGTAAAACACTTGTGCACCGTCATCCAGATTGCTCCACAATGAGGCCCCTTCAGCGTTCAGCCCACCGAGAAACGAGGCGTCTGTCTCTACGGTCAATTCGTCCGCGCCGAGATGTCCAAATCGCTGTTTCGCGCTCATTTGGATTTTCCTTTCGGCTTCTCAGCCGGAACGTCCAGCTTGGCTAGTAGTTTGTGAAGCTCTTCAACGACCAGCTCTTGACCTGAAAGAATGTCTTCGATGCCCTGTTCCAACTTCCTACGGTGTGCGTCTTGCTTGAGTTTTTCAGCTTTGACTGTAGCCATATCTCCCCCTTATACGATGGTCGGGTCAGTGTAAGAGCCGCCAGCCGCACACTCGACAACGACACCGTTCAGGCGATTGGCAACGCCGAAGCCGAACCGATGACGCCACGAGCTTTCCTTGAACGGAAATTCTTCGTCTTCCGCAACGAGTTGCAGGTCAACGCCTAGCCCGGTCTCAGGCGGATCGATGCGTTTCATTAGAGGCGCTTCCACGCCAGTGTGAACGCTCAGGATGTAGGTCGCCGGGATGAAGTCCCATCGTACAATCCAGGCCCCGGCCCGATGGCGTCCGATGACCACACCAGGTAGGTTCGTGGGCACTTGCACCGGTGAAGCGGTCTGCGCGCCTTCCTGAATTTGCAAGATGTCAACCGGCTCGAAGTCAGTCAAGGCTGAAACCTCTGTGACCTCAGCCTGGTTGATGAAACTTACAATCTCAGCACTGCCCGCGCTCACGCCAAAATGCTCTTCAAGCTCTGTGACGATGTTGACGCTATTGGTGTTGACACCTACCCACGGATCGTGAGTATCGTCAATCGCCGTGGCCACGTCGCCAAGCTCCAGATAGTGTTCGTCATCGGCTTCGTCCACACTGCCGATGACAGGCGGATAGCTCGTGCTGTCCGTGTTGGCCAGTGAACGGATAGTCAACGAGCCGTGAAGAGGATCAACAAACGTGCCGTTGCTGCGGCTCATCAGGGCCGTCAGCAGTTCGTAGCGAACGGTGTTGACGTTCTGTTGCACGACAGTCTTAATGTGCCGGTCCAATTCTGCGATGGTCATATAGGCCATATCCACGTCGTTTCCGGCAATCATCGCGCCGAAATCTTCCAGAGGGAAAGCCACGTCCCATTCCCCGTATGCCTTGACCGCGCCATAGCGACCGTCAGGCCCACGTCGCTGCAAGTACCCGTTGCCGGGCAGCTTGTAGCGTAGAGTATGGTCTGTCGTGTTCCCGGACACAAAAACGCTAAGCAACCGGTTCAGCACTTCGTTGGAGCGATTGATATAGTTCGTCGCCGCCTCGAAGACGACTCGTTGCCCCACAGTGCCCGAAAATACATAATCCGAGTCTGAAATGTTGAGATGTCCAAAGATTCCACTCATTGTTATTCTCCTTAACTGGCCTTTGCCTGTCCAAGCTGAATGTCGAGCAAGATAACTTCCGTTGCCGATTTATCGGCTAATGGACTTATTCGGCCCAGGATCACGGTCACGTCGCCAGCCGCGTCAGCAGCCGCGCCAGCCGTGTTGGATAGGTAAACCAGGTCGCCACTGTCCATTCCCGAAACGGTGAAGCCGTAGACCTCCCCTTTTCGAACAACGTCAATAGCCTGGCCAGCGCCACCAGCGCTCAAAGCCACGCCCACCACTTGCTCGAAGAGGTAGCCGCCGCCTGTGCTGGCGTCTGCCGGATCAACCGTGCCATCAGTGGCCAACGCCACAACTTGTCCCTTGGTGATGGTGGCACCGGCAATGTACGTCTTGACGGTCGCCTTAATCGGGTCGACCAGTCCTACTTTTGCCGCTGTTACGGTGATGTCGCTCATTCGAAACTCCTATATTCTGATAGTCGGAGCAGCTTGCTCCTTGTGATCGTCGCCGGTTGGCTTGCCTCTTCCACGAGGTGTGCCAAACCCGGCTCCTTTCTCTTGCTCTGCCATTGGGAGCCGTCCCGACTCCACCAGGGCGTCAAGAGATTTCTCATAGCCTTTCACTTGCCCATCGTCGGCAATCTCCACTTCGGAAAGATCGAGCAAGGAATAGGCGTCTTCGGGATGCGCAAAACCGGCTTCGGACACTTTCGCCATCACGACGTTTTTGATCCGCAAGGCGCGATTCTCTTTCTCCCGTTGCTCATCACGAGCCTTCATTGCCTCGACTTCGGCCTGGAGCTTCTGAACCTCAGAAAGTTGCTCGCCTTCCTGTTCCTTGAATTTCTCAAGTTCCTTACGTCTGGCGGCACTCTCCGCGTTAACCTCTTTCAGCCGCTTTTGTGCGCCTTCCAGAGTTTCGTTAAGCTCCTTGACCGCTTTCAAAAGTTCCTCTTGGGACATCTCATCCCATTTCTTGTCCATCTCGGATTGCTCCTTCTACTTAATCCCTTTGATCACGCTGGCTATCAGGTCCATTCCAACTACGCCGCCCAACGCGCCAAGCGCGATGTACCAATACAGGTTTGGTACTTCGATATTGTAGTACAAAAGTACCGAACCGGCAATAATGCTCACCAGGCCGATAATGCCCGATGCTATGATGCGAAACTTGGTGATGTTGCCGTTGCTCACGCCGTTAGTGTTCAGTTTCTTGAACGTGTCGCTAATTCTCTTCTGTGTCTCTTCAACCATAAATCACTTCTCCTTATGCTATGCGTCGGTATCGATTGGTGGCTCCGGTGGAAGCGGCGGTAAAGGGTCTGGTGCCGGAGTCGGAACATAATTGCTCATCTAACTTCTCCTGTCGCGATTTAATTTGGCTGCGTCCAATCTAGCAGCCCTGATTGTATCATACTTTTTGAATTTGTGCCAGCGTCCGTTTCTAAACTCTTGCACCGTGTGACCCACCACGCGATTGTGGGCCTTGCCCTCCCTCGATGAGGGTCTTGGCTCCTTGCCTTGCTCGATTGCCTCTCGCCGCATCGAACGGGTGACATCATCGTCAATCTGGTCTTCCGGGATGATGATCACGCCAGTTCTACACCCTTTGTGGAATGGTGGCTGGTGCATATCGTCCGCGTAGCGTGGTGTACCGGTCAGGTGAAAGTCTTGCTTCATCCGCACAATCTGGCCGTGAACGTTCAGGCAGGTTTGCGTCGTATCGCTGTCTATCTGTGCCACGGCCTGTCTGCGCGCATCATCTCCCATTCGGTCGCTTACGCTCGTGGTGTAGGCGAGTAGGGAAAGGCTTGTCATCCAAAATAGCGTTTCGCCAATGACAGGGCCAGGACGAAGGACGCCCAATCGGTTTTCATCGCCAAGCACGTATTCGTCGCCCAACTCCAACGCCACGAGAGACATCGCTCTGTCGCTTTGAAGTTGCACCGTCGCCATCGCTGCGGCAATCGCCGGTTGCAGAATACTGTCAGACAGGGCTGTAGGGCTCTCCAGGCCGTAGAGTTGCAGGTCGCGAACCGCTTGCTCGATCCCGACCTCGACCGCCTTTTGCAGTTCAAGCGGGACAATGGCCGAAATTACAGCCTCCAGCGTGGATAGCGCGTCCGCCGCTTCCATAATATTCGCGTTGCTCATTGCGTTTTGCACGACGCGATAAGCGGTACGGATGGGTGAGCGTACCGCCCTGAGCCGGTCAAAGAGCTTGCCTAGCTCTTCGACCGTTCGCGTGGCTGAGCGCACAGCGTCCGAGTGGGGATCAGGCATTGTCTTTTAGAAGAAAAGAGGTCCAATGGGCATTATCGCAAATATCGCACTCTGCCCACGGTGAAATTATCCAACGGTTGCAACACTCACAACGATGTATCCTAGTTGCCAAAAGTAAATACAGTTTATTATTTAATCGCTTAAGTTTGTTCGGCCCCATCTTCCTCATTGCAAATTCTCCATTAAGCCAACTCTGGCTTGCATCTCAGGGCTGGCCTCCAATTCTGCAAGATCGTCCTCTGACCAACCATTTCGGGCCAGGAAGATTGAAAGTGGCAGACCTGCCTCACGTGCCATCTTAGCCGCTTCCCAGAAAGCTAACTCTTCGTCGTATTCGTCAAGCTTGTCGTTGCTGAACACGGGCCTATCTGCGAAATTAAATTCAAGCGCGCCTTGCTCGTAGCTATCCAGGTTAATGCCTGGAAAAATATTACGCAACCCCCCAATGGTCACGGCCATTTGCAAAGCGCGCTTCAATCCATCGTCATAGTTCCCGCGTCGTTGCTGAACTTTTGTCTCAGTCGGCTGGCGTGCAACCCTAAGCGCGCGCCCACTCACTTCTCCCCCTACGCGCAAGGCATCAAACTTTAGTTCGGGGTAGTCCCGCTCGAAGTCCTTCAAGATTTCCTGGATGTGCATCAGGTACCCTTCGACTTCCAGGGGAAGGATCACTGGCTCCACTCGCGCCTCTGGGTTTGGCAGATAGTAAGCGTTCGCCTCCTCACGCCCTAGCTCAGGTTTGCCGAGTGACGCGCTTTTCTCAGTCGTGCGCCGGGTCGAGTAAGTGCTTGGCGTGGGCGAGGTGTCGGGCTTCTTGGCACCCACAAAGGCATAGCCGGAACTGTGGACGGCCTTTCTTACCTGGTCGGATAGTAAACTTGCCAGATCGTCAAGCTCGTGCATCTTGGATCGGCAAGCGTGCAACTCAGACCATCCCCAATCAAAGCCAACGTCATTGTGCTGGATATGCACCATCGGGATGAAGCCGTATGGCTCTGCCCATTCGCTGGCCTGCCCATTCCAAGCGTAAGGCGCATCGTTCAAATACGTCCTGTAGACCACAAGCTGCCCTTCCCGCTCAGCCGTTTCTCGGTACGTCACTGTCCGCGATTGGTTGACCGGGTGAAGGCGCTCTTCTTCGATGGTGTAGGCCTTGATGTTTCCAAATGGATCTTTCTCTAAATCAGTCACAAGGCCGGGGTAAAGCATCTCCAGGTAGACCTTGCCTAATTCGGTATCGTCTACCACTCGGAGAATGGAGTCGCCATAGATAGCACCGTGTAGGGACATTATGTCCTTGTTCACGTCCCACCTCGACCACTTCCAAAGCTCTGCGACGAACGGACGAAGGGCCTCGTTATCGGTCACTACTGGGAGCGCGCCTGCTTCCCCTGCGTCCAGGTCTAGTTGGCCGCCCCACAGGTGGGCCTTCCAGAACTCGCCCAGGCGATAGGCTGGATTGTAAATAGACCGGATGTACTGGTACAGGCCATAGCGCGTCTTGTAGGTCCGTGCCCAACTGTGGATGTCGCGATAGACAGTGTTTTCGTATTGCGCCCACAAGATGTCATACCTCACCTTGCGTGCATCGGGATCGTTGAAATCTTCCTCGTTGTAGACTGACGTGGAAACGTACTCCTCACGGAATGCGCGTAATGCTGCCGTCGCTGCCATTTTCACCCTGCCTAGTAGACTCATAACGCCCCAACCTGAACCTCTCCCGCTGGCTCTGCAATGTGGACCGCCGCCGCTCTCAGACAGTCCAAAAGGTGGTACTTTCTTTTGTCCTCGATTTCGGCTAAGACTTTTCCTTGCTCGTCTGTCTTGCGGCGATAGCTGCCGATTTCATCTCGGAGCATACGAAGTGACTTGAACAAGTATAGCCGATTTCGCTTGAAAAGTCCAACGGCCCGGTCAATGCCGGGATCAACCCCCATGACAGGCGGCTTGGCCAGGAATTGGCCGTGGTCGGCCCAGTCCCTGCGCTCCTGTGTCTCCGACGGCCCACCACCCACGAACTCAGCCTGTTGGCCTTTCAGTACTAGACCTTGTGCCTTTTGCACGTGCTCCCTCGTGGTGTGTTGATAATCGAGCGTTTCTCTAAACGCGAACCAATCCAGGTTTTCGGGATTCTGCGCAAGCCAGAGCGTGGCACAGTGGCCGCCGCTTGGGTCGACGCCCACTACCACCGGCCAGTCGTATGGAATTGTGAAATCGTCTACCCAGTGTTCTGGTGTGACGCAGCCATAGATCATACTTGGCGGCATCGCAAACTGGCCCAGGTAGAACATTTGGAAGCGCCAATCTTGCATCCGCTCTTGCACGCGCTCGAATTCCTCTACTGGAAAAGCCGGGTTAAGCACTGAGGCAAACTGTATGACTTCCACGTCGTTGCTCTCACCACGAGCCCACGGATCGTATAACTCCGACTTAAGCCAACCAAGATTGTATAGCGTGGTACCGATGCAGCACCTACCTTGTGCCAGCGATAAACGACGAATGATAGCCTCCCAATCTTCCAGCGTAGCTTCGTCTTGTCCAGCTTCGTCAAATATTGCGCCTTTTGCCGTAGCACTTTCTAACGCTCCTTTCCCCTGTACAGACCGCAGAATGATGCGACCCCACATATCATCGTCTGCGTGCTTTGCCCAGAAATGCGCCTGCGGATCGCATAGCTCGATCACGCGATTACCTGCCCACCATCGGCCGATGCGCAATGTGTGCTCGAAGACGTTGCGCATTTCTGGTAAGAATTTGAGCTTGAAAAGATCATACGAGGTGGTGATCGCGAGGTAATCACCAGGCCCACAGAGCGTAATCTCCCTTGCCAGCCACCAGGGCAGGAAGGAAGTCTTCCCCCCCTGCGTACCAGCCAGCATCACCACGAACCGTTTATCGCTCTGCCAGGCGCGCCACTGGCCCTCGTGTGGATGAATCGTCCCGTTGCTGTAGAGGTTCATATCCGCACTTTATACAAGGCTCTGGGAAAAGCGGGAGAGGTGTGTCCTCTGGTTTGCGGATATAGATACTATCCAGCCCGCATTGTGAGCATATTTTGTGATACCAATATTCTTCATTACTCATCTCCAGGCGGCTCCACTTGCACGAACGTGGGATGAATGGCGCCAGTCGGCATCTCCAGCGCCAGACTCGAACTGGCAGAGGGCAGGCCGTCCAGGCGATTGAACACCCATTCCACCAACGCAAACCAGGTATCGTAATCGAGTATCAAAGGCGGCCCCTCTCCAATCTGCCAGACACCCGTAATAAGTGTCTCCGTGATGATCTTGGCAAGTAGCCGCTTGTTCTTGATCTTCAATTCTCTGTCGAGGTAGTAGGTCAACGACTTGGGCGGTCGGCCGCTTGGGTTGCCGCTCGTGCCCTTGACCCATCTTCCATTTTCATCTCTCATTGTGTTTTACCTGTTAGCAGGTTAAGAAATCCGTTTCTCGCGCTTCTCAGCCGCAAAATCGAGCCAGGCCCTGAGCATAGCTTGCCATTTCGCTGGACGAACGCGCTTGACGTACTCCGAGTAAGTGCCGAACCCGCCGTGGTCAGGGAAGTCATCAGCCCCGGCCATCCTGGAAACGATCCCGCGATTATTGACCTTAAGCCACTCTTTGAAATTCATAGCTCAAATCCTGGGAGCACTTGCGCGCCCTGAGCTATCATTTTCATCGATTCGGGAATTCCTGCAGTATAACCACATCGCGGCCAATTGGGGCAGCCTAAAAACTGGTGGCCAGTGTGCCGATTTTCCTTGACAATCAATTTTCTGGAGGGGATGCACTCAGGGCAATTCAAGTTAACTTCTGAATTAATGACGAATTTCATTTTTCTGACCTTTCAACGTGATTAAGCACATATTCCTTTCGCTCCTTCCTTGCCAACCTACCAACCTTGCCAACCTATTTCCCCATGATATAGAATCCCCCCTTTATACCTATGTAGGTTTTAGGTTGGCAAGGTTGGCAAGTTGGCAAATCACGCCTAAAATGCTTGCCAACCTGTTGCCAACCTTGCCAACTAAAAGAGGTTTTTCGACCTGATTCCAACATAACCGCGTAGTTGATCGCCATCTAGTCGCCTACTTCTGGCCAACCTCCACTTCTTGAGTATGGCCGCCAATTGCATTTGGTGGCCGCGTCTACTCGATCCGTGCAATCCATTATTCTCCAGTGTATCGAGTAGGTGGCTTGTTGGCGTGAACCACGTTTCTTGGGCCGGGTCAATTTCGTAGAACTGGCGCAAGATGTCTTCAATTGGGTCTTCGATCTCAAATTGCGCGTTTATGTTCTGAGCCAGGGCCACTTGCTCTTTTCGGAGCTTGCCCAGGTCGCCGTGTGAGAATTGCCGAAAGGCCTCAGCCCAAACCTGGTTTACGTCCACTTTCTTGGAATACGACCACATTATACTCTTTAGGTCGAGAATGAGAAAGCGTCGGTTTCCGGTACTATCGTTCAGAAATCCGTACTCGTTGTTGATCGTTCCTATAAACGAGGCCAGTGCCGGTTTGACAATGTCGTTTCGCCCATATGGTTTGCGCACTGTCACCACTTCCTGAGTCAGAAAGAACTTAAGCGCCTCCCTATCGGCGCGTCGCATCGTATTACCTAGCTCTCCGACTTCCCATATCCACTTGCGGATCAATTGGAGTTGATGGTCCTTGTTATCGGGCTCTATGTTCCCTTCGACGAACCTGTCCGGCAAGGGGGAACATAGCCATCGCGCAAAGAAAGATTTGCCGATATTTTGCGGCCCACTTAGAACGAGCATCGGATTTTGTGCTTTCCCATAAACTTTTGCGATAGCCCCAACAAGCCAGGCTTTCAACCAGTCCGCTGCTGCGCCGTGTTCGTCTATGAGGTGGCGCGCCAGTTCCTCGATGTTTTGCGCGCCATTGTACGTCAGACTCTCCAGGTACTCGCGCACAGGATGGTACGCATTGCGATATGCCTCAGCTACCATCACGTCCTCAATGGCCGCCATCCCGCGCCAGTTGCGATCTCTCATCTCCATTCGGATCGTTGCCCGCAGCGTGTCGGTTAGCGGCTCTCCATTAACCTCTATGCTATCATCGGTTCGGTCCTGCCTGAAATGGTAGCCTAAGTCCAGAAATTCAGCCAGGATTTTAGCACTCTTCGAGCCGGGTTTGCGGATTGGTTCGGGAGGGTCTCCCACGTAAGAGCCAGTCAGGAGCTTCAATAGCTCCATTTGCTTCTCTTCTGGTACCTCATCACAGACGCGCCAGATGTTTTCTTGGACAACTGCCCGCTCAGAGACTGGCAACGAGGCGATAGCGACCTTGAACTGTTCAGCAGCTTGCGTGGCCAGGGGAAGATCGCCGTCTAAAAAGGCATTAGTTGCTTGAGTGAGGAGCTCAGTGCTTTTGTGTTGAACGTTTGGCATTTTCCCTCCGACAAAAACGGCAGAGCCAGCGCGATAAAGGATGATTGCGGATCATCACTTGGGATTGCGTCCGACTCTGCCGAGAGAAAGTTTTTTTACCCAAATGTTGATCCGCCTGTCTATGATACCACAGACAGGCGGATTGTCAAATTAGAATGGAATGTCAGCGTCAGTACGGGTTAGATCGAAGCCTTCCGGCCATTGCGTGTTGCTATTATTTTTGGCCCGTGCCAGGTCGGCCTCTCGCAGGTCGGCCCCTTCCAGGTCAGCCCCTCGCAGGTCGGCCCCTTTCAGGTCAGCCACTCGCAGGTTGGCCCCTCGCAGGTCAGCCACTCGCAGGTTGGCCCATCGCAGGTAGGCCCCGTGCAGGTTGGCCCCTTCCAGGTAGGCCCCTCGCAGGTTGGCCCCTCGCAGGTGGGCCCCTCGCAGGTCGCCCCGTGTAAGGTCGGCCCGTAGCAGGTCGGCCTCTCGCAGGTTGGCCCCGACCGCCCATCCCAATCTTATCATTTTCCAGAGCACTTCGGGCTCAATGCGACGCAAGCGGACCTCTCGATACCGCGCCTTTTGGTTATCTTCTCCGACCAGGCCCCGGCCCTCAGCCCACCAGGGCCACCAGCCCGTGGGAGCGTGAAACGCGTCAAGCCTTTTCATCAAGTGCCAGCCGCCAGGACCACACGCTTTCCCATCATACTCATACGGGTCAGGGTGCTTAAACCACGGTCCCCATTTCTCCCCTTGCTCCGGGACTGGATATACCGTATCCTGCCCGCGATAGATCGTTGCGTTGTTATGATTAAGAAACTTAAACATCACTCCCCCTCCTTTTCCTGGGCGTGTGCGGCCAATGCCTGCGTCATCTCGTCTATCGCGCTGGCTTTGAAGCCGGTGTAGCCAAGTTTTTTCAACGTATTCTTGACGTGGTTGATGTGCTTGTAGTAATCCATCGATTTTAGGATGGTTGCGTAGAACTCCGCCGCTGTTTGGCGTGTTTCGGCCTTGGGCGCTGGCTTGGGTTTCTCTTGCCTGGCCTCTGGCGCTGGTCCTGCGTCCGGTTCGTCGGCCAAGTCGCCGGTGCCAATGATGAAGTTCTTCAAGAGGAAGTATTTCAGGCCGCTGGTAGCTGCTTTTGCCAGCCCCTTATCTGTTTTGTCATCGGCCTCTGCCCACCACAGGCAATTCCAAATCTCCCCATTCTCGCTGTCGGCGAACGTGAAAGAGAATTGGCAAAGCCACTTGTTTTCGCGTCTTTCCACGCTGATCATCTCTGCAAAGAACGCAACCCCTTCACTGGCCAGCAAGGGCCGGATCAAATCTGAAACGTCGGCGTCCGATGCGTAATGGTACTTCTGGTAATCGTTCCATCCTGTTTTGGGCAGACGATTGACCTTCGCCATCACTCGCGCCAGCTTGGCGAAAAGTGGCGCATACGCCGTTTTCACGTCCAAAAGCTTAACCTCTCCAGTTTCGTAGTCTAGCTGTTTTTCCGACACGGTACACCCTCCTGTTCAAGAATTTTGGCGTAGACACGTTTCGCTGTCTCGCCAGCTTTTTTATTGCCCAAGATCGGGGCAATTCGACAGTAGATGGTGAAGCCCCACGCCGACGCGTAATTGATGGCCTCTGCGTGCTCAGACCTCAGTGCTTCGTAGCTTATATCGTACATTTTCACTCCTTTCACTTAATTCCCAGACCTGGTAGCACATTCGCGCCACCGGGCACTCAGAGCAGCCCCAGAAATCGGCCGGGACGTCCTGCCCGAAATGTGGGCAAGTACCCGCGTACTCGATAATCAGTGGGCCAGTCCAACGATCAAAATTTAACTCAGGCATCATTACTCCCTTCGATCATTCCAGCGGGGCAAGCTATTTCAGGCCAATATCTTTCAATAATTGCTGTGCTGCCAGAGCAATTGTCCTGGTATCCCCTTCAAACACCGCGAGTGATGGTTGTACTCTTTTACGGTGTTCCTTATCTTCCCACAGCAAGGTTCTCATGGCCCACTCATATTGACGCAGCGATTCCTTGATAAGCTGCAATTCATAAGGTGATACTTTTAGAGTTACGGTTGCTTGTGCCATTGCTCATTCCTTTCTTAAGTCATATAGTGCGGACACAATCGCAGGCTTGCCCGGTTTATGCCCCCACGTCAGGACTTGAACCTGAACGGGCTATCATCCGTCGCCTCCGTGGATCTCGTGGGGCTGTTTACTACCCTCATTCTATCATACCTATTGCCGTGTGGCAATAGTACAGCAGTACCATTGTCGTATGGCAATGGATGTGATAGAATAGAGTCAGGAGGTTCGAGATGGTTTACTTAATTCACTTTAACGTACCATACAAGCACGCAAGGCATTATTTGGGCAGTTGTGATGACTTGCAAGCTCGATTGGCGCGCCACAAGGCAGGCAATGGAGCCCGTCTAATGGAAGTAGTAAAGAATGCTGGCATAACCTGGCAATTGGCCAGAACGTGGGAAGGAGGAAAGGGTAAAGAGCGGGAATTGAAGAGACAAAAAAATTCACCTCGACTTTGCCCGATTTGCAATGGAAGAACTCATTAGACTGCTGAAACAACGACAGGGCTCTCAATCGCTGAACGAATTCGCGGCCGCGATTGGTATCTGGCCGTCCACATTATCGCGCTACTACTCTGGCCAGCGCAAGCCAAGCAGAGGGAGCTTAGAGAAAATGGTACGCTATTTCACTCAACGCGGAGACTTTCGCGCTGTGAGCGTGCTCACGGCTTATGCCTTTGGAGGGATGTATGGCGACAAATGATCTAGCTGATCAACTGGCGTGGGAGATCAAGTGGGCGAACCTGCCGGAACCGGAGAGGGAGTATCGCTTTCACCCTGACAGAAAGTGGCGCTTCGATCTGGCTTACCCAGATTGCCGGATCGCCTTCGAGTGCGAGGGAGGTATCTGGTCACGTGGCCGCCATACGCGAGGGCAGGGCTTCATCAACGATTGCGAGAAATACAACGCGGCCACGCTGCTTGGCTGGCGGGTGTTCCGCCTGCCAGGCCCCTGGATTGAGAGTGGCCTCGCTCTCGAATACGTGGAGCGAGTACTCAATGCTGAAGAAGATATTCGGAAAAACAGTAGAAAACGAGGGAAGCTACAGAATGAAAAACAGTAGAAACTGCGTGTTAGAATTCATAATCAGCGCTGTTCTCTTGCTCGGTATCCTGGCCCACGTGTGGAACGACCAGGGGGTAGGGGGATGGATGCTAGGAGGGTTGTCGTAATGGATGGGAGCTTGGCTGCAAGCGCGGGACTGGTCGTGTTGTTTTACCTATTGCTGCCGTGGATACTGACCGGTGTGGTGTGGTGGATCGTCGGTATCTTTGTAGGAAAGGAGTGAACGATGAATCGTATTTTAATCGAAGCTTTTGATAATTGCCGTTTGAGACAAGCAAGTATTGAACGAAAACTGCGCCCACGCGGAATCGATGGTATCGCAGTTGATGATGATTACTGGGCATTGGAGTGGCAACGCCTGGATCGTATCGCGTGCAAATGCTATGAGCGTATTTTTTTCAAGCTCGAAGCTGCTGAGGTGCTGGCCAGGGTGGTAGAGAAAGTGAGCAGTGGGATCAAACCCGCAGCAAGTGGGGAACCGGAGCTTGTGATTGATCCGGAAGATATGGTCCTTTTGGCTACCGCCCTGCGTCGGTATCGGGAGGCGACTCGTGAGACTCAATAGCAACGAAAACGACATTCAGGCGAAGATAGATGCAATTTGGCGCGATATGGAGCGTGGACTCATCTCGCCAGCCGTTACAGAGTTGCGCATTGCGCGCATTGAGGCAGAGGCCGGCTGGCGCCAGGCCGGGAGTATCTCATACCGTGCCGACTAAACTGACCTATTGCGCGAGGTGTGAAAAGATCACAAACCACGTCTGGCTCTGGGGCCAGTGGGTGTGTGTTTCCTGCCTGCGTTAGCCTTCAATCTCTACGATAGCTTGTGCGGTCAAAAAGTCGGGACTGGGAGCGCCACCAAACTCCACAATTTGTGCATAATGTGCTCCCAACGATGCAGCCGCTGCCTTGAATGAGGCGAGATGATATAGATTCGCGACTGGCGCCGCCAATGCTGGTTGCGAAAGGCTGCTTGTGCTGGCAGTATCAATACCCAGTCCAACATACCCGTTTGCTTCACCGGAAGCGGCCAAAAAGCCGGTTTGGACTTCGTACCGCGCATAAATCTCTGCCACGCCTACCACCCAATTTACGCGCACAGAAGTATCGTTGTTCCAGGCCCGATATGAAGCCGTGGCGTAGGTGTGACTTGTAGAATCAATCACCCACATAAGCAGGCGGATGCGATGGTAATAATTCCACAAGAATCTCTTGCTGAGACTATTCTCAGTCTGACCGCTGACGCTCGTGGTTCTGCCGGTGCCCAGGTACCGTCTCGTAGTCGCTCCACTCTTGACGTAGACGCCATCCTGAGTCGTCAAAGCCGTCGCTCTGGTAGTATCGTTAGTCCAGGATACTGCCTCTAGCGCAACGGTTCCGCCATCGTTGTACGCGAATATGTCGAATGGCGTATTTGTGGTGGCCGGGACTGACACGCTCTTCTCCGTAAAATGTAGTGTGTCCCAACTGGCAGAGCCATCATAGAGACTGATGCGATTGCCTTTGTATGGGGTAAAGTAAACAGTTGTTTGGGCGGTCTGATCCGCTGTGGCGACTGGATTGCCCGACGTGAGGGTCAGGCGACCCTCACAAATACCGTTGTTTCCTTCCTCTCCCAAAACACCCTCTATCGCGACCACGGCGTCTTGTAGGTCATTTACGTGAGCCGCTACCACGTCGTCAACGCCATCAACTTTGGTCGTGTATGAGTCCAGGCTCCCAGGATAGTTAGTTGTCATCTTGCCTCCCCCATTGTTGTAATAACCGAATCACCTTACTAATATCACATAGGAACTGTCTCGCGTCTTTGAGATTGTTCATCTCCTCAATCTCCTCATCAGTTGGCATCTCTATTTGAATCAGAGACGCCCACAATCGCTCTGGCAATGTTTCCAATTCTACAGGAATGAGGGAATTCTGATTTACGTCTTTAAATCTAAATTCCTCTAGT